TTAGCATCTAATTTTTTTTGACCACCAATTAATCCGCCAACATTCATCTGTGTATAATCAATCCCTACACCAGCAGCTTCTAGTTGTTCTTCCATAGTCGGACGGCGTTTCATTTCTCCCTTTGCTTTAATAGTTGGTACTTTAGGTTTAGGTTTTGTTTTAGGTTTAGTATTTGCCCCTGCTACACGTTGATTAGCTCGTCGTGCTGCCTTATCTATATTTTTTTTAATTTCTTGTGTACCTAAACGACCTCTACTAGGATGTTTTTTACGATTATGTTTTTTTTCAGACATTAGTTTGCTCCCTGTATAACTGTGTTAGGTCCACCAGCAGGAGAGGCTGCATTAGCCATATCATCCTGTCTGGTACGACGGGCTTGATTTCGTAATCCATTAAGACTTTCTGTATAAGCTTCTGACCAAAGCGCAACATGGTCCCAATCTTTCATATAAATTGTAGCTTCAATCATACATGCATTAAACAATGCATTATAACAATTCTCACTAAAGTAATTAGTAGTTGTTACACTTGTTCCTGTGGAAGAAGCTAATGCCAAGGGCTGTGACTGACTTTGAATTTGTGTGGTAATTACAGAAACAGGCGTAGGAACAATTTTTAAACTGGTGTTATTAATATGTGTATAGTACCGGGGAGTTCCTGTTGAAGCACTAACAGGCCAGTAGTCATTAATATATTCTAAGGTGCGAGGAAGTAAACTAATTCTGGAACTACCTGCACTTGTAACAAAGTTTACATTACGAACTACTTTAACCCGATCATTTAAAGACACAGTTGCAGCGTTAGCTGAAGATACTGAAACAGTATTAAACTCATCTAAACCAAAGTCATCCAAGGAATAAGTAAGTCTTTCTTCAGCTTTGCGTACAAAAGCAGATACCTGCGTAGAAAACTCCGTAGAGTCATTCTCCGTTGTATTAATTAAATCTGTTTTTAGATAAGAAAAGTCAGGCATGACTAGCCAAGCATAGCAGTTAGAACACAACCATCGGTAGGACCAGAAACACTAACCACACCATATACTGCAACACCCATGTCTCCAATATAAATATCCGAAGCTTCGTTGGCTGCTACTTGAAATTTAATAGCTGTACCTTCAGCAGTCTTGTTTGTAATTTGACGTTGACCTTTAATAGAATAAGAACCAGCCGCTGTTGCCAAAGCATGAATAGCCATGATGCGAGTAGTGCTGGGAATATTACTATCGGCAGTACCATTGCTTCCTACGGTTGTGTCATCCTCTACATATGTAAGAACAGCATCACCAGTAGCTATCGCAACTTTAATATTTGTAGGCATGTAATTCTCCTTTAAGAATGAAGAGAGAGTGGCCGAAGCCACCCTCCCTCATTTGCTTATTAACCAGCACTACCGTACCAGCCACGCCAATCGGAAACACCGAAGCTATAACGCTCCCGTGCCTTGAACCGAAGGTTGCCAGTATCGAAGTCCGGTTCCATCTTAGTCTGAAGCGGAGTACGAACAAACATCTTCGTGCCGTTCGGAACATCCGTTTTAACAAACCATGCATCCGTATCAGTAAAGCGACGGTTAATGAAGAAACCTTCAGGAACCATGCCCATGTGACGGGTAGCATTGATGGCGTTCGTATTCGGATTAGCCTGTGCAGCACTCGTCTGAGTGTTACCGGGGCTAGCAAGAACACGATCCGCAACCGCCCAGTAATCAACCGGGATGTGCAGCGAAACAGCACTGGCACCAATCAGAATACCACGATCATCTTTGGTCTTCTGAATGGCCGTAAGAGCCGTTTCAAGAGTTGCTTCCGACAGGTCAGCCGCACCAAGAAGGTTAGACTGAAGACCATCAGAAATAGTTGGATGAGAAGCTGAGAAGAACGCAGCACCATCACCAATGGTATCAGAGAAACCATTGTTGTAGATGTTAGCGGCTTTTACCTGCTTGGTATTTGCCATCGCACGGGCAAGACCTCTGGCACGAAGCTTCGCAAACGTGTCATACAGGTTGTCTTCCATAGCTTCTTCGGTAACTGCAAAAGCAAGCGCAACGGTTTCCGCCGTATAACGGGCCGTGTAGCTTTCCTGTGCGTCATCATAAGAAACCGCAGCACCCTCGCCTTTGGTCGGCGCAGTGCCAAAGCCAGTGAAGAGGACTTCTTCTTCAAAAGCTCTGTCCGAGTTTTCAATATCATAAAGAGGTTCATGTTCGTTATTAACCTCTCCATACTCCATTCCAAATACGGCATTAAGACCGGGAAGGAGTTCTTTGCTAATACTAGCTCTATTAATAGCCATAATAAATCCTCCCTATTAAGCCGTTGACGCCGTAGCCGTTACATAACGGTCACGATGTTGGTTGAGCCATACTTCCACAATCGGATAAGCATCGGAATCCTTTTCATCAGGATACTGAGCTTTACCAATAACACGTACAGCAGCAGTAGCTTCCGTACCAGATGCACCATCAAGGTAGTAACTGGACTGACCTGTGGTTGTGCTACCGGAAGAAGCCGTGGAGCTTACGGTTACATTGTAGTTTTTGACAATAGCCAACTCAGCCGCTGAAAGCGACAGAGAAGCCTGAATGTAATACGTCTGATCGGGATCAGTGATTACAAAGAATTTAATGTCCGTGGCTGACACTCCACCCGGCCAATACCGGGAGAATTTCTGTTCGCCATTTTCAACATACTGACAACCCATGAAAACACCAGAGGCTTTAAGGGTAGCAGCAATGTACGGTGAGATCGTTGCAAAGTTTGCACCCGGCAGAACAACCGGATCACCAGTGAAAATGCTATTGGACGGTGACTGCGCCTGACCCGTTGAGGTAAGCGTAATCATGTCCGTGACGGCTTCGTTATTGTAGCCACCGCCTTTTTTACGAGCAGGAATGAAACCACGAAATGCTTTAGTAGTAGACATGTTTCATCTCCTTAATTGGGGAAGTTAGTCCTGAAAGGACGGTTGCCTTCCCTTTGTTGTGACCGAACGACTCGTATTAGTAATTGGCATACGAGAGTCAGAACCTTTCATCAACTGGGCATTAACTGCATCCATTTGATCATTAGCCTTTCCTTCGTAGAATTTCCTACGAGCGTTCACTTTTCCGGCTGGCATTTTAACTAAGGCTACATCTCCTCGACACACAGAGCCTTGATACCTGCCTTCATCCCTCACGAAGGATGTTAGAGACATTTCGGGAACTTCATCTGGAGTTACAAATACCCACCCTGCCTGTAATTTCTTACCAACATTTGTGATATCATCTTTGCCTTGAAGGGATATACGTATCCAACGTAATGCCATGCCTTCACTGTCAAAACGTGCTTGTACGTTTTCTGGAATGTTAAGGGCATTAGGCTCTTCAAAGGTCCATTCTTCTTCTCTAGTATTTTGTTCTCTCATATTCTCACTACGTGATTCATTTCGTGTCATTTTTTTCCTCCACGGCTCTATGTTACAACAGTATATTCGCCATCAGCTTGCGTAACTTTAAGCTTTTCGGCAGCATACTGTTCAAGTGGGATACCCCATTTATTAGCAAGTCTTACGTCTTCTTTCGAGAGTTTGACTTTTTTGTTGGAGCTTGGGGACGAGCGTGAAGCCCCCGAAACCACTTGAGCAGGTTGTGACGTGTTTTCCTGCACACGTTCTTGACTTTCTCCAAACTTTTGCGGAAACGCATTTTGAAGTCTTTTGTCAATTTCTTCATAAAAGTAATCATCATTAGGATCATATCCTTGTTCTTTTAATTCCGAGTCAATAGCTAATGCAGCCGCAGTCATAATAGAATCCTGACCAAACCATTCATTAGAGGCTGCCCAATCCCTTGCTCTGGGATCTGGAGCAGCTTGTTGTACTACAGGCTCTTCAACAGGTTGTTGTACTTCTTCCCTGTCATAATATTGTTTTCTCATAGAAACATTTTTTAAATCAGCTTGTGCATCATTTAAAATTTCTTGTGCTTGAAGAACTCTCTCTTTGTCTCCTTCTTCAAATGCTTCCATATAAACTTTGCGAGCTAAAGATACTTTATCATTTAGTTGTTTCTCTGTCATATCCAAACTATTCTTAGATATGCGATTAACTTCTGTTTTCTTTGTAGTAAGCTCTTCTTGTAGCTTTCTATTAAAATTAGCTAGTTCAGTTATTTGTTCATCACGTTCTTTACGTTGCCGTATAAGTTGACGAATTCTTTTTTCTGCACCTTTAGTTTCTATACCTTCTAGTTCTTGTGGGCGATCTTCTTGTTCTTCTTCTGTCGCTCCTACTTGTTCTACTTCTGGAAGTTCAAGCTGAACAGGTTCTTTTTCTTGCTGTTCTGCAACATTTTGAACTGCTTCATCTTCAACTTCAAACTCAATCTCTTCTTTATCTGATACTTCAATAGTATCCCAATTGTCTTCTGTACTCATTTTTACCTCCGTTGTGTACGAAACAAACGCTTTACGTACTTATATTATAACACATGTTTTTTTAGTTTGATCCTTTTCCAAGATTAAAAGTAGGATCAAGATCTTTTGCATCTTCTACTTTCATAATAACTTGATCATCAAAGAGAAGAATAAGTCTAATACCTTTATAAAATAATTTAGTTCCTGCATGTTTACCATAGCATACGTAGTCACCTACGTTACACCATGCTCCTGCTGGAAATTTTTCTTTATCCATATATGCCAAGTCTCCTAACGCTAAAACCTGTGCGACAGTGGTGAGATAAGACATATCTTCTTTAGTAGAATCTGGTAAAAG